TTCTCTAATTCACCTTTAGCAAATGCTTCAATTTCAGGATCACTTGCGTCATCATGTTTTTTATAAAGATTTACTTTGGGTTTTTTAAATAGTTTCGGTTGTTCAGTTTTAGTTTCTTTAGAAACTTCAACTGTCTTGTTTTCTTCGTTTTCCATTATTTTTTCCTCTTAGGTTGAGTGCCTTATGGATAAGGGTAGCTCACTTCCATAATTTTGTGGGCTGGCTATACGTTTCGAGATAATAATCCCGTTGTATTTCCAGGTGGCACAATTTCATCTTTTGCTATTGGCTGTACCATTGACATAAATTTGTCAACACTGCCAAATCGTTCTTCAATAATTTTCTTTGATACACTGATTGTGGGTTCCCCCGTTCCCAATCCTGGGAATAAATCAGATCCAAATAGTCTATTAAGAACGCCTTTTAAAGATGGTGTTAAATGAACATTTAAAGTTCGTTTATCATCATCTTGTAAATCTTGTAGATTTACAGAAGGACTTACACCACCCTGTGGTGCAACTGTAGTTGGTTTTTTTGCTGTAGGTTGAGATACTCCTAAATTAGAAGTATCAGCAGGTTTGGGTACAAAGGGTGTTGCTCCAATTGTTCCTGTTGTTGATGTTGCTGTTTTACCTGTATAATCTATTGCCATATATTTTCCTATTTAAAAAGAACCTATTGCTTCTGTTTGTTCTCCACCAGCCCTACCTGCATCTCCATGACCAGTAGGTTCACTTCTACCACCATTTTGAGAATGATGACGAACAGGTTGAGTTATAGGAGCTTTAGGTTTTGACATTATTCCGTTAGGTGGTTCTCCATGATCTTCTGCATCATAAATAGTTCCTTGTGTTATTTCTTTTCCATAACTTGGTCCATGATCAATATCAGAATAAACATCATAATCACCATAGGTCTTATAATCTAAATCCATTGCTTTCATTTTATTTGTATAATAATCAGAATTTAAATATTTATTAACAATTTTTTCTTTTTGCTTATCTGCAAATTTTCCAGTACCTTTTACTATTACTTTACCTAGTTCATTAATAGGAAAAATTAAAGAAGCCCATTTTCCTATTTTTGCAGTATCTGAAATTTTACTATATTTTAACCAATCATTTGCAGCATCTAAACCTAAAGCTTTAACATATTCATGATAGGTATAAGTTTTCCAATCAAATTCAGGAGAAAGATTTTTTTTATAAGTAGAATCATCTTTATCATTTCCACTATCTTGCCCTAATAATTTTTTTTGAATAACTTCTAATTGTTTTGCTGGACTAAATTTATCATCATAAGTTTCATCAACTCCATAGTCCATTCGTGGTGCAAAATAATCACTAACTTTAAAAGTTCCTTCTGAAACTTTTCGAGTTGGTGTTGCATCAATTGTTTTTAAAGATGCATTACCTTCATTATCATATTGAAGTTGATATTGCATTTATTTTAATTTATCTAACTTATTGTTTTTGTGTGCCAAGTCCAGATTTAGTAGTTGGCGAAGCAAAACCAGCTTCCCCTGGCAACGGTACACTGCCTGTTCCGATGTTGCCCCCTCCATTTCCTGTACTATCTGTTGGCGAAGCTCCTGTAGGTACTGGCATAGCCTGTCCCATTTGGGCTTGTCCTCCAACAGGGGCTGTACTAGCTTGATTTCCATTTACCATCCCCATTATTTGTGCAAAGATTGCAGCTTTTTCTGGATCATTAATCACTTGTTCTGGATCAATATCCAATGATTTAGCTACTTCTTTTAATATTGTATGCCATTTTACAAAAGGTGCTAATGCTGGATTAGATGCCGTTTGCATAAAGGTCATAAGTCTTTGTGATCTAACTTCTTTTTGCATTAAAGAAGAAGTTCCTCTTGCTTTAATTTCAAGATCACCTTGTATACCAGGTTGATCATCATTAAATTGCATATTCCAATAGAACAATGTCTTCCCTAAGGGTTTTAATAAATAGTCATCAATATTCTTAATAACTGTTTTAATACTTAATGCAGCTGCACCCATTAACATTGACATGCCTGCTGCAGTTCGTGTTGTTGATTGGACTCCTGTTGTACCATGTGAGTATGAAGGAATACCTGTTGCTTCATCGGCTAATTGTCTAAACCGATCAAACATCATCATATTTTCTGTAGTGGTACTTGGAAATTTTAAACCATGAATTGCTGCTCCTGGCTGTCCACTTTGTCTTCTAAATATTTTACCAGGGAATACTTTCATATCTTGACCTGGTACTAATAATGTTTCATCAACATCAAAAACTAAATTTCCTGATAAAGCTAAATTATCAATTGCCATTCTTGCATGACCATTCATAATTTGTTGTGAATCATCCATATTTTCTGGAACTCCAACACCAAAAAATTGATATGGATTAACTTCATACGGACAAACCATATAAGGTAATCGTGTAGGAGTAAACGGATTTGTTACACAACGTAAAACTTTATTTCCACAAATCCATGCATTAACTGATACCACATCAAGTTCATCATTGTATTCAAAGCCAATGTCTTTAGCCATTTGTTTACTTAATAAACCCCAGTATTCTAATACTTCAAATCTATTTTTATAAAGATTTTCAACATTTTCTCTATCATATAAAGAAGATTCATATCCTCGTGTCTGATAGTTAGGTCCCATTTCTAAACAAGCTCTAATTGCATCTGCGTCAAATAGAGGTCGTTTAATTAAGTCTGCAAATTGTTGTCGATTAAAAGAATGACGTTGAATAACATATTCACTATCATTCATGTTAGTTGCATTTGGATCTGCATAAAAATCCCAACAAGAAACTGCTTCTAATTTTGGAACTGTTTTAACGGTTCCTGTATATAGACTATCTCCTGTTTCAGAATCTTTATCCCATTTATGATAAATCTTATCTTCATTGAAAGGTCCTTTTAAAATACCTGTTCCTAACAAGCACATTTCAAAAAAGACATGTCTTAAAATTTTAATCGCATCTGTTTCTTCAAGTTGATCATGAAGAACTTTTTGTAGTTTCTCTGCCGCTAATCTAGCGGGTTCAACCTGTGGCATTGATTTTAAATCAGGAGCTGCCCCTTCATCAAAACCTATTTTTTTATAATCCTGTGCTAAATTCTCCATCAGCATATCTGCTGTGGCACCTTTAGGTAAATCTCTACCATCACCAGGAAACCCATATGGATTTTCTAATTCTCCATTTGCTGCACCATTCTGTTGTTGAAGTTGTGGTGGTTTTAAATGTGCGTATTCTGGTGCATCTTCAGGAATAGGTGTAGGCTCTACACCAATAGGAAATTTTCCCGCCCCAAATAAAACTTCTATAATTTGCCCAAAGGAAGCTAGAACTTTTGTTTTTGTAATTTTAACAAAAACTTTAGATTTTTCGCTTTCTCTAAAAGCCATTTCAGGACCGTAAAGTCCTCTATAATTACGATAAGCTTTTAACCATCTTTTCTCATCATATAATCTAGAAGTTTCAGCCTGTTGAAATTTACTTCTAACATGTCCAACAAGAGGATGATACTCTTCTGCATATGGTTTATTTGCCATTATAATTTATTACCCAAATAATTTTTTTATAAAATCTTTTTTAAATTTTTTAAATAAATCAAGTTTAAAAGGAGGATCTATAGTCTCACCCTTAAATTCTCGTAGAAATTTAGGCTCAATAAGACTTGCTACTTTTTTTGATTTATCCTTTTTTGCATATTTAGGATGCTCATTACTATATGTTTTAGCCATGATTAGTAATCTCTTACTTCAGCTTTCTTAAAAATAGATGCGTCTACTTTTTCTTTTTTACCCATTGAACCTGATTCTGTTCCTAAATCACCTTGTTTAACTTTTTGATTAGGATTCATGTTTAGCTTAGCATTTTTAGTTTTGCCAGCATCAGCTCCAAAATCTCCTTGATTTACTTTTTTATTAATGTCCATGTTTTCTCCTTATTTATTTTTATTATCTGTGTGTCCTAAAAATTTTTTATCTTTGGGATTACGTAAATAATCGATTGTATGTTTTATTCCACCCAAAATATTTTTAGCTTTAGTCTTATGTTTTTCCGCAACGATACTTGCAGCTTCTTTAACTGCTGATACGACAGGATGTTCATATTTTTTTGCTAAATCTTTTCTAATAAATTCAAAAGATTCCCCTTCTAAAAAAGGTTTCATCTTTTTTAGGGTTGCAATTGATTGTGCTTTTTTTTGAGACTTAGGTTTTTCTTTTGGTAATATAGCCATTAGTAATCTTTTTCGTCAGCTTGTTTAAATAATGATTCTTGCACATGTTCTGATCCTGACTTTGTAGGATAGTTATTATTTTGCAAAGCAGTTTCAGATTCACCTTTGCGAGGTGCATCTTTAGCAAAGTCAATATTAGTTGCTTCCTGATTTGGCTGTTTGCCATCAGCAGCTGAACCAAGATCACCTTGATTTACTTTAGCTTTTGGATCGAATTTAGTTTCCATATTATTCCTCTATAGTTTTATTTTCTTAATTGATAGTACGTTTTTAGTAGGTATAGTGGTGTACGATCCACCTTGTTCGATTTCATGATTATCTTCAAAACTTAAGTCCGACTATAGCAAACTGCAGTCTTCGCTTTTTTAATTTTATTAAGATTTTCCCAATCTGATGATGAGACAATATCTTCCCATGCAACCATAACAAGTTTATACGGAAAATTCTTTTTATCTATCTCAGGTAATTTTTCTTTTGACACAAATTATTAATATCCAAATACTCTATCTACGGGGTTAAAAACTTTTTTGGGAATTCGATTAAACCGTTCTGCGTATTGACTATGAACAGGTCGGCTCATACACCCATAACGTAAAGCATCATAAGCATGATCTTCAGCATTCGTATCTATATCTTCAGGATTATTATCATCTAAAGGTAAAAGGGGAAAGGTACGAATTAAATTTCTACAAGTTGAAAAGATTCGAAGTCCTGGTTCTTTCTTTTCTGTCTCACTAGGTTTAAGTCGTTTATGAATTTCTAACTTTCCACTAATTCTACTTTTAGGTGTACGATCTGAAGGTCGCCATCTACAACCTTGTTGAATCATCGTTTCTGCAATACTAGGTCCTATATCTCCACGTTTTGCCCATGTACTCGCATCAAGTATTCCATAACGAATATATTCACTATGCTCTAATTCTAAAATCTTTCTTGCAAAAATATCTGCTGTTATTTTCTTAGTATATAATTCTCTGTAAATCCAAAGATTATTATCATAATCTATTGCAAACCAAAGGCAACAAGCAGGAGAAGCGTAACCCCAGTCAGCAGCACGAAACTTTTGCCATCCCTTAGGTACATCGAAAGGATCCACCACATGAATGCTTTTACTAAATTCAGGAAACGCAGAATCATCAAATGCATCCCAATCTCCATCTAAAAATTGTTTACGTTGTACTTCGGGTAATGATGCCAACATCGCATAATAATCATCGGTCTGCATCAAATAGGGATTATCTTGTAACTTTGCGGGTATAAATCTTCTTGTAATTTTTTTAGTTCCTACAGGAGTATCAATATTAATTGCAAAGGTTGTATTTGGTATCGCTGGGTTTACAAACGTTTCTCTTACCCATTGTGAACCTATGTTTCCTGGATTTCCTGTGGATCGCATATACACAGGGATACTAGGATCAACTGAACGTAAAGATGATCTTAAAAAATTATATATATCTGGCGAAGGATATTGTGGTAGTTCGTCTATTCCTATCCATGTGTAAGATTGACCTTGGTAACGTAAAGCGTCTGTCATGTTCTCTGCGTACCCGAACTCGATCTTTGCTCCTGATGGGAATCTCCACTCTTTTTCTTGCTCTCTCCATTTTGCTCCTGGGAACGCCCTTCCATATAAACGCTGAGAGTGCGTAATTAAATCTCTCAACTCGGGCATTGTTCTCCGTAGTAGTAGTGCTCGGTGATGTGTCTTGTCACAATAGCGTAGAGGATCTACCAACATTGCGTAGGATTTACCCCCACCTCTTGCTCCACCGTAAAATACCTCTCGCTCTGAAGAAGCTAAGAAATCTGTTTGTGGACCTGTATTAGGTTTAAAAACAACTTCTTGCTGATTTATATGTTCTCGAACGTTAGGTGACGCACTATCAATTACGTCTTGAGTTATCAGTTGCTGCTCTTTTCCATCTAATGCTTTATTGACGGTCTTGAGTTTTTGTTTCACATGCTCGGCATGCTGTTTGGCTGAACGGAGTGATTGTTCTGCCTTTGCAACTTTCTTACGTGTCCGTGCTAGAATGGCTTTGGTTGATTCCTTCGCTTTGCTCCGAACTTTCTGTTTGGGCTTCGGAGGTTTTATCTCTAATGACTCGTCTTTTAAGTCCGACATGCGAAAGGTACCTGCCTGTTTTTCTGTGCAACCATTGTGCAACTTCTCTGTATGAACACGTTTTTAAATAATTCTTTGCTTCTTGTAAAGCTTCTAGT